GAATATATCTTCAATCCAGATCCAGACAAATCTAAGTTAAGTTTACGCTTTGCTTCCGGCACTGCACGATTCATAACTTCAAAGATGGGCCTTATTAATAAAGAGCGCATCAACATCACTACCCCCACCGCACAAATCGCAATAAGAGGTACGGATTTTACCTGCACGGTAGATGAGCTGGGACGTAGCCTGATTATTCTATTGCCTGATGCAAATGGTGATGCCTCTGGTGAAATTATAGTGGCTACCGGGGCTGGCACTGTCACGCTAAACAAACCGTATCAAGCAACTACTGCTTCGGTTTATGAAAGCGTACCTACTCGCCCTGTACTGCTCGATATTACTTTGGATCTGATCGACAACATGTTGATCGTCTCACCGCCAAAAGAAGAAGAGATTGCAGCTGAAGAATCTGTATCTAAAGCAAGCAACGTCTTAGACTTTGATGCGTTGGAGTTTGACGAGCTGGACGTGGACTATCTTGATGCAGAAGCAGAGCTTGCTTTCGAGGAGCTTGATATCAACTTCTTGGACGTTAATTTTCTTGAAGACTTACTTGATATTGTTGAAGACCTAGATGCATTAAGCGATGACGAAATAGATCAGATAGAAACAAGCATAGCCATCACCGGAACTTCTGTTGGTCAAGATCCATCAACACAAATCACCACTATTATACAAGGTCAACAAATTAGTTTGCGACGTAATGTCAGTGAAAACGTAAGAGTAGATATAGACGGCTCTGGCGCATATACGGTGATATTTATACAAGATGGTGTTAGTAAAACAATTACGATCAACGGTGGCGGCAGCTCTGTGATAAAGATCAAGCAGGGATGAAGACATCATTCAAAACTATAACAGTGGTGTTTGTATTATCACTGCCATTTATAATGCAGTGGTCTCCTTTAGAGATCTTAAAGCTTAAAACATTTGATGCATTGGTCCCTGAAAAACAACAATCTAATTACTTTACTATCCTCAACATTACTGAAGAAGACATAGAACGTGAGGGTGGCTGGCCGTTACCTAGAGCTATACTCGCAGAAATACAAACCGAATTGATGGCCCGTGGAGCTTTTGGTGTTGGCTGGACTGTTGCGTTTCCACAGCCTGACCGGATGGGTGGTGACAAAAAATTTGCAGAATCTTTGCAAGATCGTAACAGTATTCTTGCCATGTACGAGAATCCAGGAAGCGGTTACCCAGCTACCGTAGGCACTGTAATTATGGGTGAGCCTATTGGCGGTTATCCTGCTTCTGGCGTAGTGCAAAACATAGAGATCCTGAGAAACGCTGCTTCGCAAGGTATTGCCTCTGCCCCGGTGGATGTCGATCAGCTGGTAAGGCGCATGCCTTTGCTTATGAAAACACCCGATGGATGGGTGTCTGCTTTCGGTACGGAAGTTTTGAAAGGCATGGTGGGCGCTGATACCTACATTATTAAAACCAATCAGAACGGCATACAGGAGGTTGTAGTGCAAGGTTTGCCGCCTGTGCCTACAGACTCGCTTGGCCGCAAGTGGATTAGCTGGGTAAAAACCGACGAAACAAATTTATCCGAAATGAACGTCAAAGAACGGTTTGTTTTCATTGGCACCGACGCCATGGGTATCATGCCGCAACTGGCGACCCCGGTTGGATTGCTTGAGCCACATAAAATACAAGCGGCTCTAGCTGAATCCATTTTGATACAAGACAGCCCACGCATACCTGACTGGTCCTACGCCGCTGAACTGGGCATTTTTGCGTTTTCTGTGGCTCTTGTGTGGTTGTTAGTCACACAACTTGGCGTTACGTGGGGTGTAACATCGTTTTTGGCAATATTTGGCCTCACAGCTTACTCTGGAATCTATCTAATACAGTCTGGAGTGCTTCTAGACGTGACTTGGAGCCTGATTTCGCAGTTTTTTGCGGCTTCAGGAGCGTTTTATTTGAATTTTCGCACCCAATACCGCCTCAGACAGCAAATTAAGAAGCAATTTGAGCATTATTTGGATCCTAGACAGGTAAAACAGCTTCAAAAAGACCCAGATTTGTTGAAATTAGGTGGTGAAACGAGATATTGCACGTTTTTGTTTACCGATTTGCGTGGCTTCACATCATTAAGTGAAAAATTGTCTCCACAAGAGGTTACTGAGGTAATGAATGCTACCTTGACGGTCCAAGTAGAAGAAATACAACGTGCTGGTGGCTGCATTGACAAATTTATCGGCGATGCTTGTATGGCCATCTTCTCGGCACCTTTAGATCTTCCAGAACAAGAAAATAGAGCAGTCGCAGCTGCCATACGCATACAAGAAAGAGTCAAAGAGTTAAATGAAAAGCTCCCGGTTCATGTTGCTATTGGCGTAGGCGTAAACAGTGGTGAGGCAGTGGTTGGCAATATGGGATCGGACACAAGATTCGATTACACGGCTATCGGTGACGCTGTAAATGTAGCGGCCAGATTAGAGAGCGCAACGAAGGAAGCAGGCGTAGATATTTTAATTGGATACAATACTGCACAAAAGTGCAAATATTTGTTAAAATCATTAGAACCGATTAAAGTGAAAGGTAAAAGCGAGGCATTAAACGTATACACATGGGATTCAAATTTGCAGCAGTCTCTACCGGATTACTCTTAATAGTAACCGCCGGTCTATGGTTTTTCGTACAAATGCAGGCGAAAGAAATCTCTACGCTCAAAGCAAATGCAATTTTATTAGAAGGTAAAATAGAAGAACAAAACGCCAGCATAGACAACTACCTAGCCAAGCAAAAAGAAACGACAGAGCAAATTAATCAGCTCAACGCGCAGAATCAAGAAGCGGTGCGCGAAGTCAATCAACTCAGAAATACCTTTCAACGCCACAGCCTAAACAATCTGGCAATGGCAAAGCCGGGGCTGATAGAAAACATAATTAACAAAGGCACAGCTAAAGTAAAAACAGAGTTTTTAGAATTAACAGATCCAAACATGTTTGAGAGTACAGATGAGGCACCTGCTAGTAATTAGTTTAGTTTTTGTTGTTAGTGGTTGCTCTTTGTTTCAACCACGCACTGCTCCTGTGGAGATCAAAACAATTACTTTGCCTGCTCCGATGTACCACCCTCCTATGCCTTTAGAGGTAAACCTGCAAGACATAAAGTGGCGTGTGCTTACGCCAGAGGTGATGGAGGAATATTTACAGCTGGTCAAAGAAGGCAAGGCGCCAGCTGAACCCTACTATGCATTATCGACGCAGGGTTATGAAAGCCTTAGCATGAACATGGCAGAGCTTAAACGATACGTTACTAATGTGCTGGCGATAATAGAGTATTATAGGGAGCAAGATAAAGATTTAGAAACAGAGGAGAAGCCAGATGAGTGATGCCCCAGAAGCATACGTTTATGAGGCCGAGCTTGAAAGGGTAATTGACGGTGACACGATTGATATAACGCTCCGGCTTGGATTCGATGTAAATTTAACCAAACAGCGTGTTCGTCTTCACGGAATTGACACACCCGAATCTAGAACAAGAAATCTTGCAGAAAAGGCTTTAGGCCTGAAAGCAAAAGAAAGACTAAAGGAGTTATGCATTGGACGATTCAAGATCAAGTCGCTTGGCAAAGGCAAGTACGGCAGGATCCTTGGTATACCGTATGATCAAGACGGTGCTGACATTTGCAAAACACTTGTTAACGAAGGACATGCCGTTGAATATTTTGGCGGTAAGAAACTTGCCAGAGTCAAAGACGACGGCACATGGGGAGAATAATATGAAAGATATGAGAGTGATTAGTGAAGAGGGCAAAGCCCTTATCAAGAAGTTTGAAGGATGTCCGCAAAAAGACGGCATCTGTCATTCTTACAAAGACGCTGTAGGAATTTGGACTTGTGGCTACGGTTTTATAAAAGGTGTCGATGAAAACACCACCATGACGTTTGAGGAGGCAGAAGAACGTCTAGATCATGAGCTTGAAGAGTACGAAGGTTACGTCAACAGCTTGATCGAAGTGCCGCTAGAGCAGCATCAATTCGACAGTTTAGTTTCATTCACCTACAACTTAGGCAGTGGTTCGCTTTCCAGCTCAACTTTGAGGCGGGTCCTGAACGAAGGAAA